CATCTTTCAGTAAATGATTTTAACCATTACTCTTCTTCTAAAATAACTTTACGATTACAGAATATAGAGGCTGATAAAATGTTTTGGCGAGTCAAAGGTAAGGGAATACATGTATGGTCGTTACCACAAGAGTATTTTGAAACAGATGATGAGCCTATGAAGTTACCTGACATACCTAAACAAGAAGATGTAATATAATGAAGATTGTAGTTGGACCTCCTGGAACTGGAAAGACTACAAAGCTATTATCATTAGTAGAACAATACCTAGCTTCTGGAGTGCCTCCAGATAAAATTGGTTACTTTGCTTTTACAAGAAGAGCAGCGAATGAAGCTATTGAAAGAGCATGTGAAAAATTTAAATTAGTAAAGCGTGACTTACCTTATTTTAGAACACTCCACAGCCTAGCGTTTATGCAGATAGGTATAAGCCACTCACAAATACTTACACAAAGTAAATATAAAGAAATATCTGACTGGCTTAAGATCGGTAACTTTTACGGACAAATGGATCAAGCTGATAGCCCCTTTAAGGATTATGGTTATGGAGATAAATTTTTAGAGATTATAAATATGTCTAGAATTTTACAACAACCTCTACGTTCTGTTTACAACTCTTCTACTGTGCCAATGCGTACTGATTGGTCAAGAGTGGATTATGTAAATCGTGGGTTACAAAGATGGAAGCAAGTTTATGACTTATATGATTATACAGATATGTTAGAATCATTTTGTAAAAGAGAGTTATCGCCAAAACTAGAGGCTGTGTTTATTGATGAAGCACAAGACTTATCACCCCTTCAGTGGCAAATGGTTCATCAGTTACAAAACAATACTAAAGAAATATATGTAGCAGGAGATGATGACCAAGCTATATTTAGGTATGCTGGAGCAGATGTGGATTACTTTATAAACCTAGATGGAGAGGTTACTGTGTTAAATCAAAGTTATAGGATACCGTCCTTACACCATAAATTAAGTCAAAGTGTGATCAGTAAAGTCGTGGGTAGGAGACAAAAAGCGTTCTTGCCAAGAGCAGAACAAGGCACAGTGAACTGGTACAGACACTCAGAGATGGTTGACATATCGGATGGAGACTGGTTATTGTTAAGTAGAACAACTCGTGGTGCTAAACAACTTGAGGAAGAAGTAAGAAGGCGAGGACATTTATATATCTATAACGGAAGTAACTCGATTGATAATAAAGTTTTGGAAGCTGTAAGACTCTGGGAAAAATTAAGGTCAGGTGAAAGGTTAAGGATGGAACAAGTAAAAGTCGTCTACAAACAAATGTTATTAGGAAAACAAGTAGAGTATGGACATAAGACTTTACCCAAAGCGAAGGAAGGTGAATTTTATAGTCTACAAGATTTAAAAGACTTTCATGGATTATTACATAATCTTCCTTGGGATGAGGGGTTAGGTAAGATAGCTGAGTCGGATAGGCGATATATTAAGGCTTGTCTTCGTAAAGGTGAATCATTAACAGCGACGCCACGCATAAGAATCTCTACTATTCATTCTGCAAAAGGAGCTCAGGCTACAAATGTTCTAATGTTGACAGATACAATGCGTCGATCATATTCTATGTGGCGAAGGTTTGATAATGCACACTATGATGAAGCTAGGGTCTTTTATGTTGGTTTAACTAGAGCGATAAAAAATCTACACTTGATACAACCTATGTACTCACAAGGATACTCCATACCAAACTAAATGCTCAAAAAGAGTATGCGACGATTTACAGTTAGGTATCACACTATATATTATAAGCATAACGCAAACAAACTACGAAAGGTTTATTATGTCGCAGTTATATGTAAACAAAGAGCTACTTATTAAGCTCAACAATAGGGCAATTAGGCGTAAGTCTAATAGAAGCCTTGTTGTAAAAAAATTGCAGGAATTACCTAACACCCTTGCAGATATTGGGTTTGAAGGTGATGATGCTACCGACCTTGTGCGTTATCCCGTAACACAAGCACTACCCCACAATGATGTGGAGATGCGTGTTTGTTTTGCAACGCACGAGGGTAAACAAATGTGGCTAGATATTAGTTTTAAGGAGTACGACAGCCTCCCACAACTAGACCTAGCTACTAACAATGATGTGCAGTAAAGGAGGTTTATATGGCTCACATGGTTGAAACTATGGCTTATGCAGGACAAGTTCCTTGGCATGGGCTAGGTAATAAAGTCGACGCTAACTTATCCCCTGAGGAAATGTTAGTCGCCGCTGGACTTGACTGGACTGTGTCCAAGCGTCCATTCTATTTTGCTGACAAGCCAAATACTTGGGACTTAAATGACCCACGAGGTGAAGCAAAATTACTCAAGGCAGATAAGCATTTTGCTATTGTGCGTGACACTGACAATAGGGTGTTGTCACATTGTGGTGAGGCTTTTGTGCCATTCCAAAACAGTGAAACAATGTCGTTTTTCAAAAAGTTTACCGAAGCAGGACACATGCAAATGGATACTGCAGGAAGTTTATCAGACGGTGAACGTGTTTGGGGTCTTGCTAAAATTAAAAAAGGTTTTAAGTTAGCAGGAGGCGATGAAATAGAAGGCTACTTACTTATGGCTAACAGTCACAAGGTAGGTTCTGCTATGACTATTATGTTCACACCTATCAGGGTTGTTTGTAATAATACGATAACTCTGGCACTTAATCAAGACGGTATCACTGGTAAGTTCCGTATGTTACATTTACAAATGTTTGACGAAGAGGTTATGCGTTCTGCTGAACAAGCATTGGGTATATCTGGCGAGCAAATGAAAGTGTTCCAGGAACAATCAGAGTTCCTTGCTAGTAAGCGAGCAAAGCAAGAACAAATTGATAACTACATTGCTGAGATGTTACAGCCGAAGTTACTTATTGAAAGGGCAAAGGCTGACGGTCTTGACCAACCACTACTACACGAGCAGTTTACTAATACTTCTGAGCTTGTAAGACAAGCTATTGAAACAAGTCCTGGAAGTAATATGCAATCTGCAAAGGGTACTTGGTGGGGTGTTCTCAACGGTCTTACTTATGTAATGGACCACCAGAAAAAAGCTAGTACCCAAGACAATAGACTTACTTCCTCATGGTTTGGTGGTAATGCTGTCCTCAAGCGTAAGGGTCTAGCAAAAGCCTTGGAGTATGCAAAGGCTTAACTTCCTCGGGTAGAGCACAATGTTATTGTGTTCTACCTATCCCTTGTTAATATTAATTATGTAAACTTTTATAGAAAGGGAAGTTTTATGAACAAACTAACAAAGCAGATCTACAATGCTTTAAAAAATGTAGACAAAGCAGATTTTTGGGACGTATTTGGTGATGCTCATACAATATTTGCACCCTCAGCTTTTACAAAGTTAGGTCTCCCAGAAAGTTATGTCAACACTTTTGTATATAATTACATGTCAGACGGCACTCCAAAAGGCACTATTACTGACAATGATGGTAATATGCTTGATGAGTTAAAAGGTGTAATGTCTTCTAATGTTGCAAGTAATATCGCTGGAAAGTTTGACTTAAATGATGCTATACTTGAGGCAGGACAAAAGATGGGCAGAGGTTCTTCTTTGCGTATTATTTCTGGTGCTATATGGAAGCATGTACATGAAGTGTAGAAAGTGTGATGAACGCATAACAATTAGGCGAGTAGAGTTAGGTTACTCTACTTGCTTAACTTGTGGTGAAGCAGAGGCAAAGCAAGTTACTCACACTGTTGTGCCAATGCACAAATCTAATTATGTTGTGATTACCAACATGAAACATTTAATAGGAGTAAATGTAAAATGATAGAAAATTTTTACGAGTGGATAAATGAACGTCATTCCATTTATCTCGCTAGAGTTAGGGGGGACAGTCCACCATGGACTGAAGACCCTATTTTGCGTGAATATAAATTTACAAATCCATTTAGGGAAAACGACCGTACTACTGTGTGGATGAGGCAAAACTGGACAAAGCCTAATGACAATAAGAAGGCTGGAGAAATAATTTTTAATTGTTGTATGTTCAGAATGATAGGTACAATAGAGTTTGCAAATGCTCATGGTTGGGTCAACGCTGATGCACTGGAGTGGGATCCTGATAAAACAGTAGCCTTAATTGAAGATAGATTAAAACAAGGTTTACGAACATTTACTGGAGCGTATATTATAACTAATCAAGGTATTAAGAAACCAAAGTCGGAGGTAGTTGTATATGAGTTCCTTGTTCCGATATACCAAAACCAAGTCATGCTTGGGTCGGTGGCAACCGAAAGTCAGTCGCTTCAAGCCTTACACAAAGTGTTGGCTACCTATAAAGGGTGGGGAGGCGGAGGCTTTATGTCATACGAAGTCGTTTCCGACCTCAACTACACATCTGTATTGGACAAGGCGAAAGACCGTTTTACTTGGGCAAACGCAGGACCAGGAGCAATGAGGGGTATTAATAGAATACATGGCTATGACCTAAAAAGAATGCACTCTCAAGAAAGAGCTAACAGATTTATGCAAGACATATTAGCTGAAAAGCATAAGTATCTTGACATAGAAGTAGTAAATGCTTTTGATGTAGACATGCGAACTATTGAGCATAGCTTGTGTGAGTGGGACAAGTATGAAAGAGTTAGGCTTGGTCAGGGCAAACCAAGAAGTAAATTTAAAGAAGTAATGTTGCCCATACCGAAAGGACCAGTCAATGAGTAGCACAATGATCTATATTCCTACACGAGGTAGGATAAGCACACAAACAACTTGGCATAGTATAGGCGATTGGGCAAGAGCAAATGCTTGTTTAGTTTGCCCTGAAGATGAAATGAGTTATCATGTTAAGTATGGTAGAAACTGTTTATCAAGAGGCGACATTAAGGGCATCAATAATGTACGATCTTTCATAATGCAACATGCAGTAGACAATCAAATTGAAAAAATAATTATGCTTGATGATGACTTAATATTTGGTAGAAGAGCAAGTAATGATGCACCTAATCTACGCAAAACAACACAAGAAGAAATGGAACAGTTGTGGCAACGAATGTTTCATTTACTTGACAGATATGTTCATGTTGGGTTAAGTCCTCGCCAAATGAATGATAAACATTTTCCTGCCGTAACAAAGTATGGCATGAGGATGAACGCAGTACATGGTATAAGACCAATGGGTGTAGCTCAATACAATATAAAATACAATGATGTAGAACTTATGGAAGATTATTTTGTGACATTATCTTTATTTGCAAATGGAGAGCCTAGTGCTACCATAGTAGATTGGACATGGGATCAACGTGGTGGTAGTGGACAAAGCGGAGGGTGTAGTAATTATAGGACACCTGAGTTACAAGAGAAAGCTAGTTTTAAATTAGCCGAACTGTTTCCTGACTTTGTTAAAGTTGTGGAAAAAGAAACCAAAACTGGTTGGGAAGGAATGAAAAAAAGATATGACGTTAGAGTACAATGGCGACGAGCGTTTAAGGCAGGATGCCCCAAATTCAATCCAAGTGGAGCTAACTGAAGGTTGTAACCTCGCTTGTTCTTTCTGTGGTATACAACAGATTCGTGACAATGGTGCTGATGGTCCAAGTTGGACTCACGGTAAAAATTCAAAAGAGTATAAGTTTATGACTAAAGAAACTTTGTATTCTATAATTAATACAGTCAAAAACAGCAACTGGAATCCTAGGTTTGAGTTTGCAATGCACGGTGAACCTACCATGCACCCTGAGTACAAAGAGTTTATTCATATCGTGCGAACAAGTTTACCAAAAGCCTCTATCATGATGACAAGTAATGGTGGAGGTTTGCTTGGTGATGTCAATACAAAAGTAAACGAACTTATGGAAGCTGGACTTAACATATTATTTTTAGATAATTATGAAAGAATTAGGATAGTGGACAAAATAAAAGAAAAATACAATGGTCCATACAAAGTTGTAGAATATCCACAAAACCCAGAAGGCAACCCTCACAAACGAAAAAAGCCTCATGAAAAAATTATTGTAGTTGGTGCTGACCTTACTATTGCAACGAGTGGAACACACGCACAAGTCAGTAACCATGCTGGATCAGCCTTCCCACTAAACCACAAGCAACAAGGAAAAAGATGTGCAAAACCTTTCCGTGAGTTAAGTGTTCGTTGGGACGGTAATGTAGCAGTTTGTTGTAATGACTGGACTGGGATTTATAAATGTGGTAATGTAAATGATTATGCAAAAATAGATGACTTATGGAACAATGATGCTTTTTATTCTGCAAGAGTAAAACTTTACCACGGACAACGAGACTTCGGTCCATGCAATGGTTGTGATAATACTACTATCCGTAATGGGTTACTGCCTGACCGTATGGGTAAACAAGACTTACCATTACCTGATAAGACGACTAATTACTTTATTGATAAAGCGTGTGGTGGTAATAGTTATACTAAAGCAGTGAAGCCAGTTTATGACTTTATTAACTTGCCCTCTGACAAGTTGATTTAGTGGTAGGTAGGTTAGGTGCAAAACACAACGCTCCGCCCCTCGAGAGGGCGTATACAACCTCAAAGAAAGGGGGACTTATGTTAAAACAACTATCTGGAGTGCATACCTTTGTCGTAGGTAACGTAGCTGAAGCTCTTTACCTTACAATACAATCATTGAAAGAAAGTGGTATAGAGGTAGAAACTAGGAATGGCTCAGCAAAAGAGTTTCCTATGCCAGTTGCTATCACTTACAATAAACCTTTGGAGAGAGTTATATATTATCCTGAACGTGATGCTAATCCAGTGTTTCACTTTATGGAATCACTCTGGATGCTAAATGGTAATAATGACCTACAGTCTATTGAGTATTTTAATAAACGTATGCGTGACTTTAGTGATGATGGTGAGTGGCTACATGGTGCTTATGGTCATAGATGGCGTAGACATTTTGTAATCGACCAACTACAAATTATTATTCGCAGACTTAAATCTATACCTAATGATAGACGGTCAGTGCTTACCATGTGGGATCCACACGCTGATTTATTAGAACACAATGCTAGAAAAGACTTACCATGTAATACTCATGTATATTTTACAATAAGAAACAAAAAGTTACATATGACAGTATGTAATAGAAGTAATGATTTGATATGGGGTTGTTGTGGTGCTAATGCTGTGCATATGAGTTACTTACAAGAATACGTTGCAACAATGGTTGGTGTAGAGGTAGGGACATACACACAGTTTACACAAAACCTTCATGCTTATAATAGTGTTTTGAAAACATTAGTAGACATGCAACCAGACTATGATTCTTATGATACACGAGGGTTTGAATATCAAGCACCTTTGATAAATGACAAAGACTTGTTTGATTATGAATTACAAGCCTTTATGGATGGAAGCATAAACAGAGATTTTAGAAATAATATTTTTACAGAAGTAGCTCTCCCAATGTTTTGGTTATGGGAAGCATGGAAAAGTAAAAATCATATGGAGTGCATGACAGCTATATCACAAATACAATCGGATGATTGGCGTTTGGCATGTAGAGAATGGATAGATAGAAGGAGTGATAAATTAAAATGACCAATAAACAAATTATAGAAAAAATTAAAAGATGGTTACAAAATAACTTGGAGCATAGGGAACTATCAAACGCAACAAGACACGATAGTAAACTTTTATTACAGTACATAGAAAGATTACAAAATGACAAAGGTTAAATCAATAATTATACACGAGGTTGGCAACTTATCACATCAAGATGCTGAACAATTACATGTGTCAGAACAATCATATGGTGACAGTTGGCGTAAACGAGGGGGTGTTGGTGCTTTTATGATGTTAGCTCGTAAGTGGGATAGGTTAGAAAAACAAGTAGAAGAACATGGCTATGATGTATTCAAAGCTATAGAAACAGATACTAGACCTGAAGGTATTGTAGATGATATTAGGGATTTAAGGCGTTATCTATTATTAGTAGATGCTCACATACAAACAAAAGGTGCGAATGAATAAAGTAACATTAGACTCAAAAGCTATAGCTTACTGCGAAAGCTGTAATGTAAGAATAGAAACAACTATGAGAAAATTAAAAAACAAATGGAATATATGTATGAAGTGCAATACTCCAATGAAAGTAAAGGTAATAAAAGATGCAGTTCCCTCTGTTCACGCCACCGACTGAATGGGTTATGCCAGATGGCTACCCAGACTTAACACACGCAAAAGAAGTAGCGATAGATTTAGAAACACGTGATCCTAACTTACTATCACACGGTAGTGGTTGGGCTAGAGGTGACGGTGAGGTTATAGGTGTAGCAGTATCAGCAGGATCTGACTCATGGTACTTTCCTATACGACACTTCAATGGTGGTAACCTAGACCCTAAACAAACTCTGGCTTGGGTAAAAGATTTATGTAGTGTTGACCGTGATTACATTATGCACAATGCTCTGTATGATGCTGGATGGTTGTGGCGAGAGGGTATAGAAGTAAAGGGCAGGATTATTGATACGATGATTGTAGGTGCGTTACTTGATGAAAACAGATTTAGTTATGCCCTCAACGCTCTTGGCAGAGATTACTTGAGTGAACGTAAGAACGAGGCTGAATTAAATGAAGCCGCTCAGTCGTTTGGAGTCAACGCAAAAAGCGAGATGTGGAAACTTCCTGCTCACTTTGTAGGTGCTTATGCAGAACAAGATGCAAGTTTAACTTTGAGGTTATGGAAACGATTCCAAAGTGAAATGCAAAAAGAAGACATACAAGATATATTTGATTTAGAAACAAATGTATTAAGAGTTGTATTAGCTATGCGGAAGCAAGGTGTAAGAGTAGATTTAGAAAAAGCTGAACACCTTAAAGTCCAGTTAGAAAAACAAGAGAAAGAAGTGTTACACTCTGTAGGTGGCAGTGACATTGACATCTGGGCGGCTCAGTCCATTGCGAAAGCGTTTGATAAAGTCGGACTACGTTACCCTCGTACACAGAAGATTGATGCTCCAAGTTTCACCAAAAACTTTCTAGCTAACCATGAACATGAATTACCTCGTGCAGTTGTAAGAGCTAGGGAACTTAATAAAGCTAGAACAACCTTTATTGATACTATACTTAAACATCAACACAATGGTCGTATCTTTGCTGAGGCACACCCACTCCGTAGTGATGGTGGTGGCACAGTCACTGGTAGATTTAGTTACACTAATCCTAACTTACAACAAGTTCCAGCTCGTAATGCTGAGATTGGTCCTATGATACGCAGTTTATTTTTACCTGAAGAAGATAGCTTGTGGGGAGCATTTGATTATAGTAGCCAAGAGCCACGACTCGTTGTTCACTATGCTGGATTGATGAACTTTACGGGAGCACAAAAGTTTGTTGCTGAGTACCAAAAAGATAGACTTACTGACTTCCATCAGCTCGCGGCAGATATTGTAGGAGTACCACGAAAGCAAGCGAAAGATATAAACTTGGGTCTGTTCTACGGTATGGGCAAGAATAAATTAGCAGAGCAGTTAGGTTTAGAGTATGAAGATGCACAAGAACTGTTCGCTCAATACCATGCTAAAGTTCCTTTCGTGCAAGAGTTAGCAACATTTGCTATGAATAAAGCAAGTAAGAAAGGTGTAATAAGAACATTACTTGGTCGTAAGTGTAGGTTTGATAAGTGGGAGCCAAACATGTATGGAACATTTAAGCCTATGTCTTATGAAGATGCGTATGCAGAACATGGTCCAGCGATTAAAAGATGCTTTACTTATAAAGCACTCAACAAACTAATACAAGGATCAGCGGCTGATCAAACAAAACAAGCGATGGTAGCCCTACACAAAGAGGGTATTATACCAATGATACAAGTACATGATGAGTTAGATATTAGTGTAGGGAGTGAAAAAGAATGCGAAGTAATCACAGAAATAATGCAGGACTGCGTGTCCTTGGAAGTACCGAGCGTGGTAGACGCGGAACTTGGTCCAAGTTGGGGACAAGCAAAACAAACACTGAGCGACAAACCGTGGACAAGGGGGATAAAAAGTGGACACAGCGAGCAACCAAATTAACTACGAAAAGTTAGAAACTATATATGACGCACAATTTATTAATAGATATCACACTGTACCACTTGGCGGATTGAGACAAACAGTGGGTGCTCATTCATACGCAGTTGTAGTTTTACTTGACCAGTTGTGGGATAATTGTTCTAAGAATTTATTACTATCAGCCCTTTACCATGATGTGCCAGAAATAGTTCTTGGTGATATTCCTGCGACTGCAAAGTGGTCATATCCTGATGTACAAAAAGTATTTAAAAAAGCAGAACAAAAAGTTATGAAAGATCTTGATATAGATTTTGTTCTTACAGACCGTGAACTCAATAGGTTAAAGATGGCAGATATGTTGGAGTTAGTCATGTATTGCCACAAACTAAACGATAGTAACCCTCGCATGAAACTTATTATGCAGACTGGTGTGAATTACCTTATGGACAATTACTCTCAGCTTCCTGATTTTAATCCAGTAAAACAAGTACTTAGAAAATTAAATTTAGTCTTATGACTACATAGGGGTTTACACTGACCATCTATTGTATAATACTATTATTATAACAAAAGGAGGTTATAATGTACAAAATACAATTAAAAGATGAAAGTATGAGTGCTTACACGCCACACTTTGCTGACAGAACATTCAAGTCACCTAGTGATGCTAACAGTTTTTTATACAGTGAGTACTTAGATGATTCCTTTCATCGCAAAGTCAAGCTTGACTTGGTTGACTTTATCAATTTATTTAACATAGTTAAGGTCAAGTAATATGTCAGGTGTTGAACAGTATGAAGACTACTTACGCAGTCACATTGTAAAATATAGTGTGACTGAGTTTTTGGGTAGAGGTAAGTATAAAAAGACTTACTTTAATTTAAATGAAGGCTACAAAGCTCAGCAGTATGCTGACATGCTCAGGGAACAAGGTGCTCGTGTTATGCTTTACGGTGTATCACAGCCACCTGACCGTGCCGTACCAATATCGGTGACGCTATGAAGATTACTGTTAAAGAACTAATAGAAGCGGCAGAAGCAATAAAATCTGATACTTCTTGGGTTAACGATAGTCATACTCAAGCAGAACATCGTGGTATTTGTGAAGGTCTAAATTGTCTCGTTGGACATTTTAAATTAATGGAAAAACTTAAAAAGGGGCAAAAATGAATATATTTATGTTAGATAGTAATATGGACAAATGTGTTCAGTACCATTGTGATAAACATATTGTCAAAATGCCATTGGAAACTACGCAGATGGTGTGTACTATATCACATAAGGTAGCACCAATATCAGGACTTACTCCACCTTACTTGCCAGTTCATGCCAAGCATCCTTGCACTCTGTGGGGTGGTTTGAACAAACGTAACTTCACTTGGCTCTGGTGGTTTGGAGTGGCTTTATGTGCAGAGTATGAGTATAGGTATGGTCGCAAACATGCTTGTGTAGACGTGTTGTATGATATTGCTTGTCAATGTTGGAATGATTTACCTCCAGGAGAGATGACAGAGCAACCACAAGCTATGCCTGATGAGTACAAAGACCCTGATGTTATTCAGGCTTATCGTAAATATTATTATTATGAAAAAAGTCGTTTCGCTAAATGGACAAAGCGACCACGACCATTCTTTATGGAGGAGGGATATTATGGAAAGATTGAAGCCTAACTTTGAAATATATGATTTCAAAGGTTGCTTTCTTGTGCGTTATTTTAGACCACAAGAAACTGGACCACGCAGACATGTTGCTAACAGCATGGAAGATGCACTCAAGTTCATACAGTCGTTTTATGTAAAAGATAGAGAACAACGCACTTTTGATTTTAAGCAAGGTGATGCTAGTAAACCTAGACACCCTTATGATCGTAGTGATGAGTATTGGGAGGAGCAAGATGTTTAAAGCAATAGGATTAATTTGTTCTGCTTGGATAGTTAACGGTGAGCCTAAACAAGCATGTTACACTCATAAATTTAGATGGGAGTTTGAAACTAAAAAAGAATGCCAAATTAGATTTTTTCATTATAGAACTAGGGAAAAACCAGTCTGGCAAAATATTGTTTTAGGTGAATGTTTTAAAGAAGAAAGGAAAGAAAATGCAATATCAAACAATAAATGAATTACCAGAAGATGTACAAAGCGAAGTCAGGCTTGAGTTAAGGAAACAATCATTACTCGGTAAAAACGCTTTCCCTTATCAATACATTGGGAGTGGTTGGCTATCTCGCAAAAAAGATGGCACAATATTATTTAGACCTCATGGGTTTAGGAAAGCAGAGGTAAGACGTGACTAAACTAACACCTGATGTTGAGGACAGCATACGGACTTGTTTGACACACTTGAACCAACCGAGTATGAGATGGACAAATAAAAAATTGGCAAAGTTCTTCAATGTGTCTGAAGTAACGATGCGTAGATGGATTGATAAACTACAACTCGCACGATTTGTGGTGGATGGACGTAATAAAATGTCACCCTTCTACAACAAAGATCGTAACAGTCTTATCTATGAGGATTACTGGACTCACCAAAGAAGTCTAGCTGATATTGGTAAGATATATGGTATGTCACGTCAACGTGTCCATCAAATAGTAAAGAAAGCAGAGAAGCATAGATTAAAAGGATTACTATAATATTGTAATCAACTATCTATTTGGTACTATTTATTATAAGTAATTTATTCACAGAAAGGAAAACTTATGGAAGCAAAACAAAAGTCGCCACGACATGCAGATAACATGGTCAGGCAACATTTACCTGAAAAGTTATTTACAAAGGGTCATGGTCCAATGGCTCTCGCCCATGAGTGTATGGAGTTAAGTACAAAAATCCAGCACTTATCTGAGGACTACATGTTTGTCACAGTGTTTATGGAATATGTTAAATTAAAAGATCCAGCACTCTACAAGCAAGGTAAGTTGACAGCAGAGAGTGTAATTAATAATAGCAACAAGGAGGAAACCAGTGATTGATTATGTAATACATTTTGTTTTTGAGCAAACGCTCTACACTCTTTTTACACAGATTTTTTAACAGTTACGAGGGTGGAGGCAACTCCTTTACATGGGGTCGGTGGCAAGTCCGACCTCTACAATGGTGTAGATGCACAAACTGTCTTCCCTCATTTATTAGTGAACGAGACAGTTTTGTGGAGCTGAGTTTTAATATGTTTTTCATGGTGATGGGATCGTCTCCTCTAAAAATGGTTGTCCCGAATCTACACAAACTTGCACTTTTATAGAAAGGAAAGTAAATGGAAGAGTTAATTAATCATAAGGGCGAGCGTCAAAGAACAGACGGCATACCTAGAAGAATAGTATCAACCCGAATATTATTACAATGGAATGATACACCTAAAGAAGAAATAAGCCTACACGAGATGCCTCATGAGGTGGCTGAAAGTTTTGACCGTTGGCTGTCAATGATTGAAGACGAAGAAAACAAAAAGGTCGGCTTATGATCTGTTGGGTGATTTTAATATTAATTGTCGTTTGGATATTTAGTTAGTACCTCTTACGGTATCACTTGGTATAATTAATTATAGTAAACAACAGAAGGAGGTCTATATGGCTAATGATACTATAAAAAAACCAGACAGTGAGTGGTTTACTTTTTTAACTGACTTACGTGATTCTGGTGCAATAAATATGATGGGAGCACCTCGCATCATGCACGAAGAGATGGGTGTACCATTACAAGAAGCTAGGGATATCTTTACAAGGTGGACCAAGCATTTAACGGAGCAACGCAATGCCACTGACTAAAGAAGGTGGCAACTTCGTTGCTAAACAAAAGAGTCGCAACCTTGTGATGGTATCTAATGAGGAAACTATAAAGGATCTTAAATACATACAAGAAACTTTGTATAACAATCAAGGTATCCAGTTGAGTTTACAAAAGGTTGTTGACCATTTAATTCACCATTATTTAAAGGAGCGTTAATGGAAAAAGAATATTGTTTTAAAATAGAGTTGGAGGGTGTCCAAGGACACCTTACCTACTCAGTGTTTGCAGAGTCAGAACAAGAAGCTAAAGATATGGTTAGTTTTTTCATACAGTCTCTGCCTTTTATAATAACTAAAATGTGGGAGTATCCAAATGGGAAAAGTCAAACAACTCTGGCAGGATGAGATTGATCAAGCCGTTGATGAATATCATGACGAAGTTAAATTATGGACAGAGCGTTATGGTATTAATTACTCAGACGACAGTAGAAAGGTAATGATCATCAAATCTCAAGAAAGAGCTAAAAAAAGACTGGTCAGCAAACTACACGCTAATGGATGTAGTGCTGATCACATTGAAGAAATAGTAAACTGTGAGTGTCGGTGAACGAAGAGATAGATAACATACTCAGGGAGTTTGCTGAACTTCACAATTTAAAAAAGGAAGAGGTTAAGGTAGAGCCTCTTCCCTCAATGCGTATTGTACCTCTACCTCCCCTAAAATTTAGAGCCAAACATTTGATTGATGATGGCAAAAAAGATTCATTTACAAAAAACACTAAGAAAAAATATAAGAAGAAAGCTACACCTTACATTCGCTCACGTCGTCTGCAAGGTCACAGTATGACTAAAAAACAAGCTGATGAGCGTAGTTTAGCCGATGGAGGATGGCACTTGGATAATTTTACATGCCTTAAATTAACGGATGCACGACCAACTTGCCTGATGTGTGATTTACCACCACGAACGATTGGTGATTTAATTTTAGCGTTGTTCTCTCCTTTTTACAAATGTGAAGTCTGCTTTTCCATTCGCCCCTTCAAGATGGCGACTAAAAGTAATCCAAATGATATTTTCTTTCCTCCAGAGTCCAGTAAAAAAGTTAGACGGCATAGTGCTATGGGATTAGGTATGCTGAAGCAAAAGATAAAAAGGCTACAAGACGAAGACAAAAAATGGCTATAATTCCCTAAATCACGTGTTACTATATTTATATGGTTAATTATAGAAAGGAGTCAACCATGGATAACAAAAAGCAATGGGCTACTGGCGTCATTTATGATGAGGACGGTAGCATTCGTGAAGTATTCCAACACGAAAATGAAAAAGACGTTAAGGATATGATGGCTTTTGTATTAGCACTCAGTGGTAAAAATCTACGGTCTGAGTACATTGGTCGCATCAATGGCAAGTATAAGGTGGCGTTATGAAAGTAAAAAAATCTATGACGTTGTCAGAATATCAAGAGTTACAGAGTATCGTAATGTCTTGGTGGTTTAGCCTACCACAAGGATTGCAAAAAGAGTTAAGGGAGTTTTATGATGACTAGAACTTTATTTGATGATATGGACATACCTTACCATGAGTGGTTCGGTAATGTCGTAGGTGGTTGGATCTATAAAAACTTTCGTAATTGTGGCATGGGTCCGTTTTCTGCTGATACTGATAATAAAAAAGGTAAATATATTTTCCGTGTCAGTGACCACACAACCTTCTATATATTTGTTGATGAGGCTTACGAAAGTCTTGTTATAACTTATACTTGGAACAATGGTAAAGAGGCTCAGTGCAATAGTCTGTATCTCACTAAACAAGAGTTAAGTTTTGGTAAAGACCATTGTGATGAGTTAATGTGGCAACTGACAAAGCCGTCAGGTGATGTTTATAAATGGGAATATAGAAAGGAGGAATAAATGCCTAAGAATCATTATTATACATTAAAGGCTGAGGAAGCACCGTTCAAACCTTCAGCCTTGAGTAAAGTGTTTCCACAAAAGGAGGATACAATGCACTATGAAGTACGCACCATGCCAGATGGTCTGTATATTGTGGTTGATGCTGAGGGCAAAAAGGTTACTCAGCATTATACCTATGACGATGCCAAAGGGGTCTCGGATCATATGAACAGAAAATTAGAGCATGAACAAAACAAAAGTCTGCTATATAGTAGTAAATTGAAATCAGAGTGAAAAACAAAATCAGATATTATAATATACGATATCTGATATATTATTTCCGTTTCGCGACAACAACTGGATTCCATTCGGCATGATAAGAATTTAGTTGTTGTTACTATTAAGCAGAGTTATATAATAAAGATATGGCAAAGGCGAAAGAAACCCATAGAAAGAAGCTTGAGGTTGTGGCTAACCCAAAGATTGATTTTGGTTTGACACCAAAGCAAGAAAAGTTTTGTAAGATCTACGCAACTGAAGAAGTTACACAAACTGAAGCGGCGATCCAAGCTGGATACGCAGTATCAAATGCCCATGCGATTGCCAGTAGGATGCTTAATGGTCGGGATTATCCACAAATATTGGATAGGATACACCAACTTAAATTAGAACTCCAACATAAATACGAAGTAACTTTTGAAAGCCATGTTCGTAAACTATCACAAATAAGAGATGATGCGATGGCTAACCAAAATTACGCATCAGCAGTCGCGGCTGAAAAAGCAAGAGGTCAAGCGGCTGGATTATATATAGATAGAAAAGAAATATTGATGGGACGGATTGACCAAATGAGTCGTGATGAAGTAATGCACGAAATAAAAAGAATCCAAGAAGAGTTTCCACAATTAGTGAATCACAAAGAATCATCAACTAAATAACTTTGATATCTGTTTGACAACTTAAATAACATCTATACAAATCACACTTTATAATAAAAGTATATTTAAACATAAACATCAAAGGAGTAAATCATGTTTGAACGTACAAAAAAGTTTTTTCTTGATTATAGTAACAATCCAGCCAAATACGATTATGACAGTTGGAGTATTAATGAGGTTATACAAATAGAAAATGTCTGGTGTTGGCTACCAGATGATATCAGCCAGTGGACTATAATACGCAGTCCAAGTTCACCACTTTGCCAAGCTGAAGCTATTTGGATAATGTATGAAAATTGGAATCAGGAGCGTATCACTTATACTTGGTTTTGTCAAGAGTCTGCTGAGTTAGATGGTGCTATGCAAGAAATCAAAACTAAATATTTATAGGAGGGTAATATGGGTTTAGATCAATATGCTTTTAGCAAACACGGCGATGGTTTTTATCAGTGGAGGAAACACGCAAAGCTCCAATACTTTATGGAAGATCATTGGCTTCATGATATGAAAATGAAACATAGTATTAACGGTCAGCCAATTAGGTTGACTGAAGATTTAATTGTGCAACTGCAAAGGATGGTTGATACTGATGAGCTACCTACTAGGATGGATGGATTCTTTTATGGGCAGGATTATCAGGATGAAAGTGCAGAGGGTTACAAAGAATATGATTTGCAATTTTGTGATTGGGCGTTGAAAGAACTGCAAGACGGTAATGACGTTTATTATGAATGTAGCTACTGAAGATATTATGATATCATAAAACACAAATCAATAATCTGTGTGTTACTATAATATATAAAGTAAATTAACATTCAAACAAAGGAGTCAATTATGTTAGTTAATAAACAGAAAAATACTAATTATATTCAAATAGTAGACCATCACAATTATACTATTGAGGAGGTCACTTGCAGGAATATGAGTAAGGCAGATGTAGCTAAAATGATAAAAGCTACAAGGTTTTATGAAAATAATTATAGCCACCCGAAAGTTGACGCATATGATGGTTATGACACACCGACTTTAAAACCAACAATACCAAATCAGGATTGTGTCATTTACTTTTATGGTAAGAATGCAACGGTTTATGAGTATGTACCATCAGGTGGTAATTATGAAAGTAATAATGGTAAGTATTGGAAACAACTTACAACTGATATGCCTAGCCACCCTTTGAATGAAGACTGGGGTTTGTTTGAGTATATTTAATTATGAGGGGGGTGTTAAATCGCCCCCTTTTTTTACGACGAAAAGTTTTATCGTTATGAGTATTTAGGGGTTTACAATGAGGAAGTTATTTGGTACTCTATACTTATGCAATAAAGCATTAACTTAATCTCACAGAAAGGAGATTTTATTATGGCTCAGGTAGCTAAAAAAGTTCAGGCATCTTCTCAAAAGCCTATCGTGTTCACTGGTATTACTGCTTTATCAGCTGAGCGTATCCAAAAGCGTGAGGGTGTTACAGTTGCTGACATCACTGCTTTTGTTCAGCAAAATGCTGGGGGTAACATCAACAATGTAGGCGTTCGTCTTGTTGAGGGTGTTAACCTCAAAGATGAGTTACCATTTCCTTGGGAAAAGAAAAAAACCCTTTATGAAGAAAATGGTACAGCAAAGTCCACTCTTCGTGCAAAGGTGGTCTGGCAATTAATCAATTGCCAAAAGGGTAAAGATCCACTTACCCTTGCAATGGTGGATCAGTTTCATAAGTCAATTAAGGCACGTTCGTTCCACGCTTTAATTGATGCTCTTAACGGTGGACAGTCTGCAAAGTCTACTAGTTGGGGTAAGAACTTTGTGGAGTTATATGTAATTCCAAAAAAATAATTTACCTTCCCCCAGTTTAACGACTGGGGGTTTTTTTGACCTAGTGTTATGATTAAACCTGAAACAAAATTTTGGAACATAATTAAAAAACAGACTGAGGGACTGTGTCACTGGTCTAGGTTGGAATCATATACTGCGACTGGGATACCTGACCTGACTGGGTGTTATAAAGGGAATGAAGCATGGTTTGAATTAAAGGTTTTGACAACAAGAAATGACAAGAGCTATCCCACATTTAGACCCCTCCAGATTGCATGGCAGACCTTACGAACTCAGCATGGAGGTCGGGTTTATAACTTGGTTCATCATCCTTCCTCCGGGAGCGTATTAATTATTGACGGAAGAAACCTTGGACCGAGGGTGATGGAGCGTCGTTATCTGTACGATGCGAAGCGACCGATCAACATGGATCGTCAAGCATGGCAAGTCTTATTTATTCAAATGTTCTCGGGATCGGATGGATGGAGAGATGGATGGATGGACGATTCATTTTGATTCAATTATATACATACAATAATATATACATGATACTACTTGAGTCAAGTTGATTCAGTTTGATTCACTCGCCTCAATCGACTGACAATTATAGCGTTGCTCTATTTAAATCACCCTTTATTATAAAAGCATAATTAAATATTAATAAGGAGTAACCATGAAGAAAGAAAATTACATAGTGTGCAGAGGTCCACTAAAGCCAGGACAATACATATATGCTTACATGCGAGATGCCGCGAGCTTTGATAATTTTAAAGAGGCACAAAAATTTGTTTGGGAGGACGTCAAAGGTTTTGTGGACTTTTACAGAGACTTTGGTAAACCAGACACCAACACGATGGAGTACAACATCTATCGCGATGGACACTTTTACACGAAGCAAGTATTTGGGATAGATGGAAAACAAATCCTGCAATAAGAGTAAGGGGGCATCAGCCCTCTTTCTTTTTGGCACTGGCAAAAGAATCAATTTGATTCAAATCGCGAGTATCTTTGTATTGTTCAACTTAAATCACGGTTTACTGTATAAGCATAGTTAATAATTTATAAGGAGTAACCAAATGTTGATATGGATAGTAGTTCTGTGTATTGCACTAATTATGATGGGGTAAGATGGATGGATGATATGGTGGGTGTGTGTTTCATTCAGGGTAGCCTCGCACACGCTCACGCTCGTACACGCACACACACAAATATAGTGTATTACTTAACATGTTAATAGTTAACAATGTTAATTAAAAAAAGTTTTAATAGGGGTTTACATTTAAAATAAAACCGTGCTATAAAATAAGGGCAATAATGCATTAACTTAAACAAAAGGTAAAAACTATGTTTAATTTTAACCAAAGTTTACAAGGGCAAGTAAACCAAAAAAATGCCCACCAATTATGCCAAAATTTAGTGGCATTTATTAACGCCAATGGTGGTGTGCATAAATGGGCGTTACAGCTTAATAAAAACGCCTTTACAGCCAATAACACTTTATTTGGTGGTGTTAATGCTAAAGGCACTTTATGGCAACCTATGCTAAAGGCACAACAAACCAATAACAGCGTTGCAGGTGCTATTTTATGGGCGTGTGTTAACGGTGCTAATGTTACTGCATTACAAAATGCACCAAAAAAAGTAACTTGCCCAAAGGCAACATTAAAGTTTGTTAATGGTACAACAATACCAAAACAAGCCAAGCCAATACCATTAAGCCAAATACAAGCAGTAAGCCAATTAAGTGGCAGTAGCATTTTAGCTAATGGTGGCAGTGCAAATGGTTGTAGGCAAAACGCTTTAAGTGCTATTTTAATTGGCAGTTTTAGCTATATTGCCAAGCACACCTACGGCACAAACTTTGGTGCATTAGTACCAATAAAATAATATTTTTTACCTTGTATGGTTTTACAACCATACAAGGTTTTTTTATGCCTAGCGTTAGTTAACATGTTAAATAACCCCTTATGAGAATATATAAGTGTATAGCCGTCAGGTTATACAAGTTCCGCACGAATCATACCATATCAGAAAATTATTTGTACATGACCCCCCTTTTGTGTATATTGAACATCAGGTTCATGGTCCATGGAAAAATTTTTGTAAAAAATGACACAAGCCCCTTTAAACATACCTGAAGAAAAATTACGCCACTATTTAAAGTTGATGGAAAAACAAAAGCAGTTAACGACTGCTGAACAAGCTCGTAGTGATTTTATGAAGTATGTCGGTGTGATATGGCAAGAATTTATAGAAGGCGAGCACCATAAAATAATGGCAAAAAAATTTAATGATTTGGCAACTGGCAAAATAAAACGCTTGATTGTAAACATGCCACCGAGACATACAAAGTCTGAGTTTGCAAGTTACTTATTGCCGAGTTGGTTGATGGGCAAGAATCCAAAGTTAAAGATTATACAAGCTACCCACACTGGTGAACTAGCTGTTAGGTTTGGTCGTAAAGTCAGAAACTTGATGGCAAGTAACGATTACTCTCTGGTCTTTCCTGATGTTAAGTTGCGTGCCGACAGTCTCGCGGCAGGACGTTGGGAGACAAATGATGGAGGAGAATATTTCGCGGCTGGAGTAGGTGGAGCGATAACTGGTCGTGGTGCAGATTTAATGATAATTGATGACCCACACTCAGAACAAGATGCGTTATCACCGTCAGCTTTGGAATCTGCATATGAGTGGTACACCTCGGGTCCTCGCCAAAGATTGCAACCAGGAGGGGCGATCGTTATCGTTATGACACGTTGGAGTGAGATCGATTTAACTGGTAAGCTTATAAAACAACAAGCACGAGATATATTAGCTGACCAGTGGGAAGTGATTGAGTTCCCTGCGATATTGCCAGACGGTAAAGCTATGTGGGGTAATTTTTGGAAAGTAGAAGAACTGTTAAAGGTCAAGGCATCATTGTCAGTAGGTAAGTGGGAAGCTCAATGGCAACAAAACCCTACCAGTGAAACAAGTGCTATATTGAAAAGAGAGTGGTGGCAAACTTGGACTAAGAAAGATATACCACCACTCAGTTACGTTATGCAGAGTTATGATACTGCATTTAGTAAAAAAGAAACAGCAGATTTTTCAGCAATTACAACATGGGGTGTTTTTTACCCAGAGGAAGGTGGACCTCCTAACATTATTCTTTGTGATGCTAGGCGTGGCAGATGGGACTTCCCTGAGTTGCGTAAAATAGCTATGGAAGAATATAAGTATTGGGAACCAGAATGTGTCTTGATTGAGGCGAAAGCATCAGGTATGCCATTGACCCACGAACTACGGCAGATGGGCATTCCAATACAAAATTATAGTCCAAGTAGAGGTAACGATAAATTTAGTCGTGTAAATTCAGTTGCACCACTACTTGAATCTGGGTTAGTATGGTCACCAGATACTCGTTGGGCTGAAGAAGTTATTGAAGAATGTGCAAAGTTTCCAGCAGGAGAACACGATGACTTTGTTGATACTGTAACACAAGCCTTACGAAGATTTAGAGAGGGTGGTTTTATAACACACCCAGAGGATGAGGTATATGAGTATGATGGTCCAGGAAGAAGTAATGTATATTACGGTTGATACTAAACCTAAAGAATTATTTGATGATATGTATTTACTGTATAGTATGTGGCAAGAAGAAGACCCAACCTACATTCCACCAAGTTCTAGCCAAACAAGAGAATTTGTGGCACAATTAATGAGAGACAAGTTTTATGTTGTCTCAGGAGATGGACATGGCTGAACCAAAAAACCCTTATAATAATATTGATAAAGAGCTTACGTTAGTTGGCAATCCCGTTTTTGACGATGAGCCAGTGGATTTTGAAATGGAAGAACAAGAGGGTGATCCAAATTTAATGGAGATTACGGAACTTGAAGATGGGTCCGTTGAACTTGGCTCTCCAGAACAAGAAGTACAAGATACTGGGTTTATGGCAAACCTTGCAGAACAATTAGAAGATGATGAGTTGGCTGGTGTCAGTGCTTACGTATTAGAAAAAGTAGACGAAGATAAAAATGCTAGGCAAGAATGGTTAGATACATACAGTCAAGGTTTAAATTTACTGGGCTTGAAATATGAAAGTCGTACAGAACCTTTTGATGGTGCTACTGGTGTAGTCCATCCAATGTTAAACGAAGCTGTTACACAGTTCCAAAGTCAAGCATATAAAGAATTACTTCCAGCGAAAGGTCCAGTACGCACACAAGTGATGGGGACAACAACACCAGATTTAGAAAAACAAGCAGAACGTGTGCAAGATTATATGAATTACACAATTATGCACACCATGAAAGAATATGAAACTGAGTTTGACCAAATGTTATACTACTTGGGACTCGGTGGTAGTGCATTTAAAAAAGTTTATGTTGATCCACAGTTTGGTAGGCAAGTCAGTAAGTTTGTAGAAGCTAAAGATATGCTCGTTCCTTATAATGCAAGTGATCTTGACTCAGCAGATAGGGTTACACAGATCATAAATATGTCAGAAAATGAGTTTCGTAAGCTACAAGTAAACAAATTTTACAGAGATATTGAGATACAATCAAGTAAACCCGACCGAGATGACGTCGATGAGACAAAAGAATCAATTACTGGGGTGTATGCACAAGGAGATTATGAAGAAATACAGCTTTTTGAGTGCCACTGTTACCTTGATTTAGAAAAATTTGCCGATACAGACGAAAAAGGCGATGAAACTGGTATAAAATTACCATATATTGTTACAGTTAACGCTGATAATGGCGAAGTTTTGTCAATTTACAGAAATTATGACGAAAATGATGCTTTTAAAAACAAAAAACAGTATTTTGTACACTATATCTTTACTCCTGGACTAGGTTTTTACGGGAATGGCTTGATACATTTGTTAGGTAACCTATCAAGAGCGGCGACAGCTAATTTAAGACAATTAATTGACTCAGGTACACTAGCTAATATGCCATCTGGTTTTAAAGCTAGGGGATTACGAATAAAAAATGATGATGAACCGTTACGTCCTGGAGAATGGCGTGATGTTGATGTTGTTGGCGATCAACTTAAAAATTCATTCTTTAACCTCCCCTACCAAGAACCGAGTGGTACACTGTTTCAGCTACTCGGCTTCGTGGTTCAGGCGGCTCAAAAGTTTGTCGGCACTACAGATATGGGAACTGGTAATTTAAATAGTCAAGAGATGCCAGTTGGTACAACAATAGCTTTATTAGAAAGAGGTAGTCGTATTATAAGTGCAGTGCATAAACGTCTGTACAATAGTATGAAACAAGAATTTAAATTAATATCAGATTTAATCTCACAAGAAGGTGGTTCTTACCCTTACACTGAAGAAGGTGACAAAGCTAGTGATTTTAGTGAGCGTATTGATATTATACCAGTTGCTAATCCTAACATATTTAGTATGTCTCAACGTATAAGTTTAGCTCAAGAACAATTAAAATTAGCAAGTAGTAAACCAGAGATGCACAATTTATACGAAGCCTACAGAAGAGTCTATAATAGTTTAGGCGTTGACAATGTTGAGCAACTATTACCTCCGCCTCCACAACCACAACCTATGAGTGCAGTAATCGAGAATGGTAAAGTCATGTCAGCGTTGGGAGGGCAAATGCAATTAAAAGCGTTCCCAGATCAGGACCATGATGCACACATATCAACACATTTAAGTTATATGTCAAGTCAGATTGTTCGTGCAAATCCTGCTATGCTAAACATATTACAACAACATATATTTGAACATATCGGTATGAAAGCCAACATGCAAGTACAGATGGAAGCACAACAAGGCATGGATCCAAACATGTTACAAAATAGGTTAGCACAAATAGAAGCAGAACTTACAGCACAATATTTTGAACAAGAAGCACAAGTATTAGGTGGTGGACAACGTGACCCATTAGTTGACTTAAAAGCAAAAGAGTTACAACTAAAAGAGCAAGCACAAATGCAAGAGGCTATGAATGATGCTGAACAATTAAAACTTAATAAAGAAAAACTACAAGCCAATACTTTAATACAAAAAGATCGTATCGATACAACCGAAGATATAGCTAATATGAGAGCACAAAATGCTAGGTTTATTGTAGAACAAAGGAATAAGGGATGAGCGATATTGGTTTAGCTGGAGGCGTTACTAGCACCAGTCCAGGATTTAGTGATTTAAGTTCAGCACAATCAGATGTTGGATTTACTGGTAGTGATCAACCTACTTATTATACTGGCACTAACATTAGAAGAACGCCAGTGCGTTCTATACCAACAGCACAACTTAATTTATTTGATTTATTAAAAGGTGTGACTAGTAAAAAAGTTGCAAAAACTGTAGGCGATATGATTGTGCCAGGAAGAAATACACCATTAGGTGTTTTTAGTGTTCTAGCGAGAAACCCGACCGTATCTGTTATGAATGCTATAGCTGGAGCCATGATGAATATGAATAAAAACGTACAGCAAAAAACTTCAGGTTTATTGGGTGGGTTAAAAGATGAAGCTGACAAAGCTAAAACTGGAGATGCTGTGGGTTCTATGTATGATGCTTTTGGTAATATTGTTACAGTTCCAAATGCACCTGTCACAGTTGAAAAATTAGATCCTTTTGGTGAAGGTGATTTTCCCACTGTAAAAGGAGCTTACAGCCAACCTCAATTTACTTTTAATCCTAATGAAAAAGTTCAGCCCCTTAATGAAATGATGTATGATGCTATGGGAATGAAAAATCAAAAATTTGCGTTTGATATTACAGATCCTGCCTTTGAGGCAAAAGACTTTGCTCCTGGAGGTATTTTTTCTGTACTGGGTGGCGATAGGACTGGCAATATTAGGCGTGAGGTTTCACCAGATGGTCGTGTTAGTTTAATAGACGTAGGTATTTAAAAAGGAGAGTAAAATGAGCGATAGATTAAAAGAGCTACAAGAACAATTAAAAGAGCTTGATCCAGACAACCCAAACTACGATGATTTAAAAGACATGCTTGAAGATGATATTCGTAGAATGACAGAAGGTGGTATGGCTAAAGGTGGTGTAGTGCCAACTTCTAAAATGACAAGACAAAAATTTAGTATGGGTGGTTCCGTAAGAATGCGAGCTAGAGATAATCGTGCCGACATGGAAGCAGGAGGCATGGTAAGTCGTGGTGGTAGAATGTCAAGGCAAGGTATTAAGTTTAAAGGTGTTAAGTGAAGCCAGCCTTCGTATTGATGTGTTATTTATCAGGAGCTCCTGCTGGAGTACTGCATTTTGAAAACGTCAATACATGTGGTTATTTTAAAAAACATCTTAACGAACAGTATGTTGTCATTGGTGAAGATCAAAAAAGATACTCATGCTTTTGTAAATTAGTTAAGGTAGATGAAAAAAGAGTGAGGCTCTGGTAATGTTACAAGCACTAATTGGTCCAGCTACAAAACTCCTTGGTAAGTTTATAGAGGACAAAGATACAAAAAATAAGTTAGCACACGACCTTGCTACGATGGCAGAGAAACATGCACAAGCGTTAGCCAAAGGTCAAATACAAGCAAACACAGAACAAGCCAAACACCCTAGTTTATTTGTTGCAGGAGCAAGACCTGCGATTATGTGGATCTGTGCATTAGGTCTATTAACACAGTTTTTTATTATGCCTATTGCAGAGTGGGCGACTGCCATATGGTTGCCTGAAACACGTCTGCCTGAATTAAATACTGGCGAACTGATGACACTTACGTTATCATTATTAGGACTAGGTGGTATGCGAAGTTTTGAAAAAACAAAAGGAGTAGCAAGAGAAAACCTTAAAAAATGACAGGAATGTTCATTATTAGAGCGTTGGAGATGTTTGATATGAGTTTATATAGGAATATACATGCAAAGAGAAAAAGAATCAAAGCAGGAAGTGGCGAAAAAATGCGTAAACCAGGACAGAAGGGTCGTCCAACTGCTCAACATTTTAAAGCGGCGAAGAGAACAAAGAGAAAGTAAATGTGCAGGATCTGTTCAGACATTTAAACATACACGCTAGGGTGAGTTATATGAAACAAAAAATAAAAAAAGTAGCTAGAAAATTAGAAAAAGCATCAAAAGCTCATGCAAGTCAAGCAAAGACATTAAAAAGTTTATTGAAAAATGGCAAAAAGAAAAACAAAAGATCCTAAAGTAGGCACTGGCAAAAAACCTAAAGGATCTGGAAGGAGATTATATACCGATGAAAATCCAAAAGATACTGTTAGCATTAAGTACGCTACTCCAGCAGACGCTAGGGCTACTGTTGCAAAAGTTAAAAGAATTAAAAAACCTTATGCTCGCAAAATTCAAATCCTTACGGTTGTCGAACAAAGAGCAAAGTTTGGAGGTAAGCCTATCCAAGCCAAAATCGCAAAAAAAGGGAAAGAAGCCCTCCAAAAGCAAAGGAAAAAAGTAAAAAAATAAATGGATCTTTACATTTATGATAGAATAGTTAATATTCTAAAAGAGAGGCAGAGAAGTTTAGAAGAACAATTACTGCATGGTAGTGTAGAAAACTTTGAAGCCTACAAGGAAGTGAGAGCTAGACTCTCAGAACTTGCAACATTACAACAAGAGGTAAAACTCTTGCTCAAAAAGGTGGAAGATGAGTAAAATTATATTACCAAAGAGGTTACAAAAAAAGTTTCCTCCAAAACAAGAAGAACAAGAGCCCCAACAAAAATCACTAGAAAAAATGCCAGAACCTACTGGGTGGCGGATTTTAATTTTGCCTTATAAAGGAAAAGCAAAAACAGATGGTGGTGTTTTGTTACCAGACCAAGCAGTTGAGCGTGAAGCGTTGGCTACTGTTTGTGGCTATGTTTTAAAAATGGGTCCTCTTGCATACCAAGACAAAGATAAGTTTGGTGAAAATAGCACTCCATGGTGTAAAGAAAAAGACTGGGTAATTTTTGGTAGGTATGCTGGAAGTCGTTTTCGTATAGAAGGTGGCGAAGTAAGATTATTAAATGATGATGAAATACTAGCAACAATTAGCAACCCTGAAGATATTTTGCATACATAGGAGAAACAAATGGCTGAAGCAAAACAAAAAGACTTACCTTTAGAGGAAGAAAATGAAGAAGTTGAAGTTGACTTACAAGAAACCAAAGAAGAACCTGAAGTTGAAAAAGCTGAAGAAACCAAAGTTGAAAAAGCTGAAGAGGAAAACACCGAAGGCAAGTTAGACGGATACAGCAAAAAGGTCAGGAAACGTATAGAGGACATGACCTATAAATTAAGAGAAGCTGAAAGACGTGAAAAAGCGGCGATTGAATATGCTCAAGGTTTACAGAAAGAAAACAAAGCTCTGCAAGAACGTAGCCAAACTATTGATGATTCTTATATAAAAGAATATGATGCAAGAGTTACAAGTGAAGAATCTACACTTAAAACAAAACTTGCGGAAGCTATAACTGCTGGAGATGTTGATGCTCAAGTTAATATAAATAAAGACTTGGCGAGATTAGCAGTAGAAGCTGAAAGACTAAATAAAGCTAAAGTTGACAGAGAACAAAAAGTAAAAGAGCAAGAAGTCAAACCAGAACAAGCACAACAAGCACAACAAGCACCAAAACAAGTGCATCCAAAAGCTCAGGCGTGGGCTCAAAAAAACACATGGTTTGGGTCAGATGAGCCAATGACTCTAACAGCTTTTAGTATACATAATGAATTAGTTAGGGCAAATGGTGAACAATATGCCTTGACAGATGAGTATTATACAACTATTGATGCAAAAATGCGTGAGGCTTTTCCGCATAAATTTGATGAACAAGATGTTGATACTACAGAAACACCACAAGAAAAAACAGTTGTAAACACCCCAGTAGCAGGAGCAACAAGGTCAAATCCAGGAAAAAGTGGAAAAAAAGTGACCTTATCAAAATCAGAGGTTGCAATCGCAAAGAAACTTGGTGTATCATTACAACAATACGCTAAACAAAAACAGAATTTAGCAAGAACGTGAGGGAGACAATATGTCAGATAGAAAACCACGCACTGAGGTAACTAGAGAAAAAACTTCTCGTAGGACACCTTGGAAACCACCATCTACTTTAGATGCACCCCCAGCTCCAGAGGGATTTGTTCATCGTTGGATCCGAACTTCGGTTATGGGTTATGACGATAAAAAAAATCTTTCTGCCAGAATCCGTGAAGGATTTGATCTAGTAAGAGCTGATGAGTACCCAGATTTTGAGGCACCAACTATCCAGGACGGAAAACACGCTGGAGTTATTGGTGTGGGTGGTCTGGTACTTGCAAGATTTCCTCTTGAATCAAAAAGCGAAAGAGACGCATATTTTAAACAAAAAACATCCGATCAAATGGATGCCGTCGATAACGACATGATGAGAGAACAACACCCAAGTATGCCTATCCTTAAACCAGATAGGCAAAGTCGTGTAACCTTCGGAGCAAAGGCAACTAGCTCTGAATAATTTTAACTTATGAGAAGGAGAATACAAAATGGCGACAAATATTGATGCCCCTTTTGGTTTACGTCCTCATAACTTATTAGGTTCTGCACCAAACTCAATGGGGCTGACAAGGTACAAAGTACAGACAGCGGCGACGGCTGGATCATCTAGTTCAATTTTTCAAGGTGATATGGTCATTCCATTAACAAATGGATTAGTCGATGTTTCAGCGGCAGACGGTGGTAGTGTAGCAATTCTAGGCGTTATGAACGGATGTGAATATATTGATTTAGACGGGAAACCTCGTTTTGACAATCATTATCCTGGAACATCTTCAATTAAGTCAGGTACTGAAGCAAGTATTTTTGTCTATGACAATCCAGCACAAGTATTTGAAATACAAGGAGATGCGTCCTTAACTAATGCGGCGACTGCACAAGCTCTGGTACACTCAAATGCTGAGGGTACTGGGTTTGGATCAGAAAACGGTGCAACTGGTAAATCTATCGGTGAATTAGCCGTATCTACTGCAGGAGCGACTACAGCAGGTGATAACTTTAGAATCGTTGGAATCAAAGATGATTTTGACCAAATTGATGTTACATCAGCTGGAGTAATCTTTTTAGTGAAACTGAATGTACATTTTCACTTAACTGCTACTGGCTTATAGGAGGGTATTATGGCTATTGCAAGATCACAACTCCTAAAAGAATTAGAGCCAGGATTAAATGCTCTATTCGGCTTGGAGTACGACAGGTATGAAAACGAACATGCCGAAATTTATGACACAGAAACTTCTGACAGAGCTTTTGAAGAAGAGGTAATGTTATCAGGCTTTGGTACAGCACCAGAGAAACAAGAAGGAGCCGCAGTTTCATTTGATACTGCAAACGAATCCTTCACTGCTCGTTACACTCATGAAACAATCGCTTTGGCTTTTGCTATAACTGAAGAAGCTATTGAGGACAACCTCTATGATAGACTTTCAAGCAGATATACAAGAGCATTAGCAAGATCTATGTCTAATACAAAACAAGTTAAAGCGGCGAGTGTGTTGAACAACGCTTTTGATAGTACTTTTACTTTTGGAGATGGTAAGGAGCTTTGTGCTACTGATCACCCAACTGCAGGAGGAGGCACTTTCAGAAACGAACTGTCAACTGCGGCGGACTTAAATGAAACATCATTAGAACAATCACTTATTGATATCTCAGGATTCATTGATGAAAGAGGTCTCAAAATTGCTTTAATGGGTCGTAAGTTAATTATTCCAGTAAACTTACAGTTTGTAGCTGAAAGATTAATGGCAAGTAACATGCGTCCAGCAACAGCAGACAATGATGTTAATGCAATAAGAAACATGGGAATGTTACCTGAAGGGTATGTGGTAAACCACTTCTTAACAGATACAGACGCATTTTTCATTAAAACTGACTCACCAAATGGTTTTAAACATTTTGAAAGAGCAGGGATTGCAACATCAATGGAAGGTGACTTCGATACTGGTAATGTTAGATATAAGGCGAGAGAAAGATATAGCTTTGGCGTATCAGATCCTCGTTGTGTATTTGGCTCTCCAGGAGCTTAAATCAAGGATCCCCTTGAAATTAAAAGAGCGACTTTACAGTCGCTCTTTTTTTATGTTATAGTTTATACACCTTGACGGGAATAAACCCGACAAAGCCAAGACAAGGAGATTGATATGGCTAATACAACTTTTTCAGGTCCTATTAGATCTGAGAGTACAATCAAAACAATCAGTAAAAACGCAACAACTGGTGCTATCACAGAGGTATCAACATTTGGTGATGGTCCAGTAAGTTTATCTGACGGTGATGTAACTCTTACAAATGCTACTCACAGTGGTAGAGTTTTACTTGTGCCAGATGGTAGTCAAGATAATACATATACACTTCCAGCACCGATAGCTGGATCTATGTTTAGATTTGTTTATGCTGGAGGAGCGGCTGATGCAACAGATGCGATAATACTCACTCCAGGAAACACTAACTTTTATATTGGTGGTATAACCTTTTTAGATACTGATGGTAATGCAATTAGTTCTGTATTCTCAAATGGTAGCTCAAATAGTAGTATACAATTTAATGTTCCTGCTGGGTTTGATGTTACAATTATGGGACTGAATACAACTAATTATCAAATTTTTGGTAATGCTACATCAACTACTGCCCCAGCTTTTGCTGATCAATAATAGGAGGCTTATATGGCAGATGCAGTTGCTACACAAACTATCATTGATGGTAGTAAAACAGCAGTTTTAAAATTCACAAATGTTTCTGATGGATCAGGTGAAAGTGCTGTTACTAAAGTAGACGTCAGTGCATTAGCTAATAATTCTATTGGTCAGTCTTGTACTGGAGCTTCCATACAAAAAATATGGTGGCAGTGTATCGGTATGAAAGTCCAAATATTATTTGACGCAACCTCTGATGTTCTTGCTATTGAGTTAGGTGAAAACCAAAGTGGCTTTCATGATTACTCTGGGTTTGGTGGTATACCAAATAATGCAGGATCTGGTAAGACTGGTGACATTCAGTTTACAACCGTAGGACATACAAGTGCAGACAGTTATACGATTATTCTGCAAGTAGCGAAAGAGTACGGTTAATGGCTACTACTAAAGATGTAAAAAGGACTCCCTCTGGTAAAATTAGTTACCGAGGGATGACTTTTCCTGGATTTAACAAACCAAAGAAAACTCCAGGAGGTCCTAAAAAATCAGCCGTGTTAGCAAAAAAAGGCACACAAATTAAACTTGTTAGGTTTGGCGATCCTAACATGAGTATTAAAAAAGATCAGCCGGGACGTCGTAAATCATTTAGAGCCAGACATAGATGTGATACGGCTAAAGATAAATTTACTGCAAGATATTGGTCATGTAAGGCATGGTAATGAAAGCTAACGAAGTTTTAAAATTATTAGAAAAGCACGAAGAAGAGTGCGGAAAAAGATATGAACGTATAGAAAAGAGTCTTGATAAGTTTGATGTTAAACTTTGGGGACTTGCCGTTCTAATAGTAATAACTCCTTTTTTACACAAGTTGATATAAAATGGCTATGACGAGAGGACAAATGAGAAAACAAATTAGTAAGCCTCCAGCCAAGAAAAAGAAAACTAAACGTAAAATACCTGAAAAATATTTAAAAGGTTTATCAAGCACAGAGCGTGCTAAACGTCGTAAGGAAATACAACGTAATGCACCTAAAGCAGATAACGATCCATCTGCTTATAAGTTCAGCACAGATTTTAAAAAAGGTAAACGCAGAAAAACAAAAGAGTCTGTGTACACAAAACGATTTAGAAAAATGTATGGAGGTAAAAAGAAATGAAGAAAAAACTGA